ATTCTGACGAAAATCTGTCAGCGCCTGAACTAAAAAAGAAGACTAAGAAAGCAGCGCCGAAGAAAAGTAAAAAGAAGAATGAAGAATAGCAATAGCTACTCTTCGTTCTTGACAAGCGAAGAGCTTGAGAAAATAAAAAATTATCTCAAGGTTGACCATGATTATGAAGATGATCTGATAGCGGAATTTTTAGATGCAGCGGCGTTGCAAATTATGGAAGCGATCAGCTTGCGACTGACCATGAATGACTTTTGGGATGACCCACGCTTTCACTTGGCAGTAAAAAAACAAACGAAAGAGGAATACGAGCATCGAGGGGTGTCAGCAGACACCTTTCGACACCTCGCAAATGGTGTTGAAAATATTATTCACCAGTTGCGTGTTAAGGGAGGGAGCATGATTGTTCACTCGAAACCTAAATGAACGTATCTTTTTCATTGAGTACAAGAATGAAAAGAATCAAAATGGCGATCTTATCAAAAAAGAGAAAGAGCGCTTTTTTTGTTGGGCGGAAGTAGCAAAAGCAACGACAAAAGAGTTTCGCGATCGCTCAACAGATAAGATTGAAGAACTGAAAAAAAGACGCAACAAGCGAACCTTTTATATTCGATTTCGCAAAGACATCGAAGAGGAAAAGTATATCAACTGGCGTGGTCGCGTGTATCGAATCATCGATATCGAAGAGGATTGGCAATCGAAAGACATGCTGATGATTACGGTGGAGGTGGTTAAATAATGCCAGAAGGATTAGATGAGGTTTTGTCTAATATTCATAAGCTCCAAGCGCAAAATAAGAGGGTCGCTCGAGAAGCGGTCTCCGAAGTTGCAGATAAAACGGCTGAAATCTTGAAGGGGAATACACCAGTAGATGGAGGACAGATGCAAAGCGATGTTGCGGTAAGTGGTTTTAAAGGTGGTCCACAAGGGCAAATCGAAAAAGATATCGGATTTGGTAGGACAGCTGGTTGGCGGGTTAAATATCCCGATACAGGCACAATATATCAACGTCCGCAGAACTTTAAAGAGAAAACCGTATCGGAGGCTCGACCGATAGCACAGCAGATATACGCAGATAAAATCATCGAGGGGCTTAAATTATGAATATTGAAACGAGAGTTTATCAATTGTTAAGCCAATCAGATGATCTGGCTCAGCTGATGAAACAAATGCGTATAGATCCTTTTGAAGAGTGGGAAAACGGAATCTGGAAACACGAGATACCACCGCTTTATTGCAAGAAGGAGCATGCACCCTTTATTCGTATTAGTCCAATATTTGAGAGCGATGGATCATATTTTGATGATACAGCGCACTCGGAGGAGCAAAGAGTTTTAATCTCATTCTGGTGCCATACGGACACTGAATCATATCAAATCAAAGAATGTATTGATCATGTGCTGAAAAGCAATGATTTTACGCATTACACAGCAAATGAAAATCCTAGATACAAAGATACCGATATTGATCTGTTGATGAACAACAGAAAGTATCGGTTTTTTGATTGGAAAAACAAGGAGGAATAATTAAATGGCAGAGACAACAAACACTGTAAAAATTGGTTTAGATAATTGGGAAGTAGCAAAACTGGATGAATCAGATCGAGTTACTGGTCAACCAATGAGAATCCCCGGGTTAACCTCAGCACAGTTGGCGTTAACGTTTAACACCGGAACATTCCAAGCAGATGACGCATTATGGGCAATTTTAGATGGTGGTATTTCTGGATTAGCGTTAACTATCGGGAATGCAGATATTAAATCAGAACATAAAGCTGTATTACATGGAATTGAGTTAGAAGACGGTATGGAAGTGTACACAGCTGATATGAATATCCCATACACTGCTCACATTTTCCGCTCACGTTTGAATACTGGGCAGTTTGTCTGGTTTGGATTAGTTAAGGGCAAGTTCATGCCTGGCGGAGTTGATCTTAATACTCGGGCTGAGACACCAACTGGACAGCCCGATTCTGTTGTTGGTAACTTCGAACCGCGTAACGATGGTATTACTCATATTATTGCACGTGCTGACAGTCCAGATTTTGATCTTGCGAAGTTCAGACAAAAAGTCTTTCGTGGAATTACTATTCCAACAGCGTAGAGAGGGATCTTCCCTCTCTTTTTTTTAAAGGAGGAGCAAAAGTGATTGAAATTAATTTATTGATTAATGGCGAACAAAGAACATATACAAAATCTCGTTTTACTTTAAAAGAAAGTATTTATGCGATGCAGCATCAGATCATCAGAGATAACTATTACAGCGATCCAGACAAGCTTAATGATCCGGAAGAGTTTGAAAATGTTCAAAAACATCTTGCAGAAACCATTGTAAAGATTTTCAGCAATCAATTTACACAAGATCAACTATTCGATGGCTTAGATATAAAAGACAAGTTACTGATTGATCAAACGCTAATTTTGGCGCTCGGCGGTGAAATAAAAGAAGAAAAGAAAGAAAACGAGGAAGAAGGCGAAAAAAAGCAGTCAGCGTAGACGAAGCCTTCCAATCACTCAAAAATATTATCCAATCTTTAATGAGAAGTGGGTATAAATTACCTGAAATATTAGACATGTCTTTGGAAGATCTGGACATATTTAACGAAATGTTTCAAGAAAAAGAGCAGGAGTCAGAATTGACAGAAGACTTTCTAGCGATGCTTATGTAGGGAGGAGGCGAAACCTTGTCAACGAATTTAGGAAACTTAGTTACTACAGCAAGCCTTAATATTGATCCTTTTCAGCAGTCGTCAAGAGTTCTAGAGACTCAAATGCGATCAATCAATAGTGCGATGAAGGCTCAAGAAACGGCGCTGAAGTCTCAGGGAACAGCTTGGGATAGCAATTCAAAGAAAATAACTAACCAAAAAGCGCAGTACAATTTAACAGGAAAAGCCATTGAAAACTATACGGCACAGCTAGCAAAGCAAAGGGAAAAATATGATGGCTTGACAGAAAGTATTGGTGATGTCAATAACGCAACTGCTGATCAAAAGACACAGCTTTTAAGTGCTGAGGCAGCTGTTAACAAGACAGTAGCAGAACTTGAAAGGTTAACTAACCAACATAACGAGTTAGGTAAGCAGATTGCTATTGGCGAATCAAATTGGACAAAAAGTGGCGAAGCCATGGAAAAGTTTGGTGGCAAGGTAAGCTCCGTTGGCGATGGCATGTCTTCCTTTGGCAAGAAGTATTCAATGGGGGTTACAGCACCAATTATGGCAGGGGCTGGTTTAGTCACTAAAGCTGCTATGGACTGGGAAACAGATTTTGCTAGTGTCATGAAAACTAATGATGAAGTGGTGGATTCAAACGGAAAAGTTGTTTATTCCTACGATGAGTTAGAAGCTGGACTGCGCGGATTAACAAGTACATACCACTCAAGTCATTCCAAAATAGCCGGTGTTGCTGAAGCAGCTGGTCAGTTAGGCATTGAAACACAAAATGTAGTTGATTTTACTGAAACGATGATCATGTTGGGAGAGACTACAGTTTTTAGTGCGGAAGATGCTTCGTTTGCCTTAGCGCGTTTAGCAAATATTACTGGTATGCCACAAACCGAGTTTAGAAATCTCGGGTCATCATTGGTTGAGCTCGGAAATAACTTTGCTGCAACCGAAGCCGAGATAGGTAACATGGCAATGAATCTAGCGGCAGCTGGGACTCAAGTAGGAATGACTGAAGGTGAAATATTAGGTTTTGCAGCAGCTCTTTCGTCAGTTGGTATTGAGGCTCAAGCGGGGGGGACTGCTTTTTCTAAAGTAATGATTGAGATGCAGTTAGCTACTGAAACGGGTATTGGTGCATTCGATGAATTAAAAGCTCACGCAGAGGATCAAGGAGTTTCTTGGGAACAATTAACATTGGCTGTTCGTAACGGAGGCAAGGAATTAACGGATGTTTCTGGAAAAATGGGCTTCACGTCAGCTGAGCTCAGAAAAATGTATAAAGAGGCTGATAATTCGAAGACAAGTTTAGAAGAATTTGCGGATGTTGCGGGTATGACAAGCGAACAGTTTGCCAATCTATTTAAAGAAAACCCAGCTGAGGCTATCATGGAATTTGTTGTCGGGTTATCAAAAGCTGAGGAACAAGGAAGCTCGACAATAAAGGTCCTTGATGACATGGGAATCAGTGAAGTTCGTTTACGTGACGCTTTGTTACGTGGGGCGAATGCATCGGATCTATTTTCTGATTCTATTCGAATGGGAAATCAAGCGTATGATGAAGGAACCGCTTTGGCGGATGAGTATGCGATTAGACAAGAGACGGTCGCACATAAATTAGGTGTAGTTAAAAACCAAGTACGAGATGTGGCGATTGACATGGGTGGACCATTCTTGGATGCGTTTGGGAATGCGATTGCTGCTTCTCAACCATTGATTGAAAAGTTGGCTGATCTGGCCAAGAAATTTTCGGAATTAAGCCCAGAAACACAAGAAACAATTGTTAAAACTCTCTTGTACACTGCCGCAATTGGACCAGCGATGAGTATCACTGGCGGTTTTGTTTCAAAGGTTGGCGGCGGCATAAGCACGATGGGGACTTTTGCTAAAAAAATCGGAGAAGTGTCAGGTACGTTGAGAGCGAAAAAAGAAGCCTTAGCAGTTGCTAGTGACGGAACGGTTCGATTGGCAAGCGAGGTTGTAACAGCAACTGATAAATCAAACTGGTTCACTACCTCTATTTTAGGTGCAAAAAGCGGAACTGGACTGTTTGCAAAAGGATTAGGTTTATTAACCTCTCCTCTAGGTTTGACAGTGGCAGCGTTAGGTTTGGGAGCAATTGCTTACCAAACTTGGGGCAAGGAAGCTATCGAATCATCCCGCAGAACACGCGAATGGGGCACAGATGTGGGAGCCGTTACACATGAGACATTATCATCTGTCAAAAACGATACTGAAGCAGCTGCTGGACAATTTGGAATGATGGCGCAAGGCTTTGAAACTGACTCGGTTAAAATGGTTGAAAGCGTTGAATCCATTGGACGTACTATTGAAGATTCTTTATCACGAAAAATTGAGGGGCTTAAAGGCCTGCTTGATGAGCTTCCGGAAGCTTTCGATGCGGCAATGAAAAGTATGCTAGAAGGTGAGATTGAGGCAGCGGAAAATGCGTTGGTAACAGTACAAGAAAATACACAAAGAATCAGTGAAATAAAAGCTACCGCTGCCAAACACGATCGTGATCTCAGTGTGGCAGAAAGTAAAATCATTCAAGATCTAGCTAGAGACACAACACGCGCTTATGTTGAAACTCTTGATGTATCGGCTGAGGAAAAATCAAGAATTTTAGATGCAATGAATGCGGATGTCGAAAATGCGACAAAAGAACAATCGAAAGCATGGCTACAAGCCTTAGGTGAACAGCGTCGAGCAGCTGCGGAAAATTCGACCGAGTTGAGAAAGGACATGGAAAAGAACCTTGAAGCACTGGGTTATAACCTAGAAGGTGAATTTGCACAGAAATTCTTAGGTGCTTGGGACGAAATCAACCAAACGACAATCGATGGCTTTGATGCTCAAATGGCTGCAATTACCGCCAAATATCCAGAACTTATAAATGAAGTTTCTTTAGCAAACGGACAATTAATAAGTGCTACTAGCGAAGCGGGTCAAGCGATGATTGCTAACAACAAAGCGATTATTGAGAATGCGGAAAACATGAGCCGTCAACTGGCTATTAATGCTACCAAAAACGCTGAAAAGCAAGCTTGGCGTGCGGATGAATCTAACAGGCTTTTGGGCAATGCTGCTGAAACATGGAATAGACTTGTGTTCGAAGATAAGGATGGTGAGGTAAAGACAAATGCTAATGAGGTAATTATCGAGGCGACAAAAGACGCGCAAACATGGAATGACATGAAATTGTTGATCCATGAGGCGGATCTAGACTCCAATGCTAAAAAAATTATTGGTGAAGCGGCGCTTGCTAATGAGTGGTGGGATGGAATGGCTTGGGGAGATAAGGAAGCAATCCTTCAAGATGAGTTTTCTATAACGATGTATGAAGCTTTAGAATCAGCTGGTAATTGGGAGGGGATGTCCCTTGAAGCTAAAACAGCATTTCTTTATTCTAACACACCAGAAGTTATGGCGGAAACAATGCTCGATCTAGGGTTGTGGGAAGAATTTGAACCAGAAATTAAAGATTTGAAAGCCGAGAATTTTAATCTTCTAAGCAAGTTAAATGAATCAGAAGAAGCGTACAATAGGTGGAAAGAAATCCCTGATGATACAAAAGAACTTTTGGGCGACAACTATGACTTTTTGGCAGTCCTTGCAACATCAGAGACAGCTTTGGGGCTATGGAATGAAATGCCAACTAGCATAAAGGAAATCCTAGCAAACAATCAAGATTTGCTTGATAAAGTGACTGCCTCGGAAGCTTCTTTTAACGCTTGGAACGCATTGCCTTCCGAAGTTAAGCTGATGCTAGGAAACAATGAGGATATTTTATCCAAAGTTCGTGATGGCACGATTTCGGTTGAAGATTACAATCGCAATGTGTTACCCCATTTGAAAACTTTGTTCGGGGAGAATTCTGATTTGTTGAACAAAGTGTCTGGTGCTGAATCATCTATTGGGAATTATAACCGAAACATAAACATTGAATCTAAAACAGCGAGAGGAATTAATGAGGTAACAACTCCTGTTCAAGCTGCAATAGACTCAATTAACGGATTTCTTTCTTTTGATCGTGTTATGACTAGGACCGTCCGAGTTGAGAGTGAAATTTTTGGACCGACAAATCCGAATAAGGCTACCGGCGATCCATATTTTCAAGGAGGCCCTGTTTGGCTTGGTGATGGAGGTAAAGCCGAACCATTCCTTACACCTCAAGGTGATTTTGGCATTTCTCCTCCAAATTGGACACTTTACGATCTTCCTAGAGGGACAAAAATATGGCCGTCTATCTCAAAAATGATGGAAACTATCCCGCGTTACGAGCATGGAACAAGTTTCGATGATACTGCATTAAGCAGAATCAATGATTGGACTACAAGTTCACGCACGGAGAGAGTATTGCCTACTAGTACAGAGAAAAATACTTCAGATCTAAAAAAAGTTGTTAAGTTGCTTGAGGTAATAGCTCGTAAAGAACTTGTTATTTCAGAAAAAGACATAGCATCTGCAGCAGATAGAAACAACGCAATCACTTTGGAGCGCTTATTTGCGAATAAAGGATTAGGGGGGATTTAGTGGGATCAGATGTTTTAATCATAAAAGGCGGTGCACAATATTCATTAAAAGAGTGTTACCCTAGAATAAAATTTTCTGGTTTGAAGAGAGAAGCACCGGATCTCGAACAAACTTTTATACAATTTGAAGGAGTGGACGGAAGTCAGATTAGTAACGAGAGGTATAATGGCTTTTTTATAAGTACAGACTTTTTAATAAATATTTCCTCATATCAAGATGCTTCTCTCTTCGTCTCAGAGTTTCAAAGTTTCCTAATTGACAAGCAGCTCATTTACTTAGTTAATCCAAATGAGCCGGGCAAGAGATATCGTGTGAGAATCGCGATTGATTATGAACAAGTCACAAGTCGATACGTTAATGGGACAATTTTGTTCTATTGCTATCGCGGGCATGCTGAGTCGATTAGCACAAGTCTAGACGATTTCTCATTAGAATCAACTTGGCAATTTTCGCAAGGTTTAGCATCTGAGGATTATAGTTACACGCACGATACTAGTAGATTTATAATTTTTAATGCGGGAGATTTCACAGTAGATCCTCGGGAGCATGATTTGCGAATCAAAGTTGAAGGTGAAAGCGATGGTCAACTAAATATATTTAATCGTACTACAGGTGAACGGTTTATCTATCATCCTGAATTTAGCACAAGACGTGGTGATTGGATTGAATTAGATGGTGTATACCCGAAAAGAAACGGTGTCAATCGAGGCATTGATACGAATCATGCATTGATTAGGTTAGTACCTGGCATAAACGATATCGAACTTCAGAATATAAGCCGCGTGCGATCAGAGTGGGATTTCCGCTTTTTGTATAAGTAGGTGAAACCATGGCAGATTTAATTATACGAAATTATGAACAAACAGAAGAAGAGCTTCTTGTCGATTATGACAAGGGCTCTTTCTTCGAAAATTGGCAAGAAAGCGAAACGTGGGAACTTTCTTTAACAGTAAGGCTTAATGAGCAAAACAAAGTTTCATATGATCTTGTTACTTTTGAAAGTTCGATTATATATCAAGGTCAAGAATTTATTATAAAGCAACTGACAGATGGCGGAGAAGGAGCCTTTTTATTTAAGTCAGTAGTTGCAACACACGTTTACTACTCGATTGCCGAGGGATATCAATACAATACAGTGACCGGTCGCCGTACAATGCGACAACTACTTACTCACGTTTTTGCAGCGGGAAATCGCGGATTTACTTGGAGTTTAATAGATCCAAATAATGTTTTAGGTAGTCGAGACGTGGAAAACTTTGGAGATGACAGTTATCTAGGTCTAATCAATAAATTGTTGTCAGACTTTGGAGCAGTTGTGATTCCTGATAATAAACACCTTACGTTTTATCCTTCCGGAAGCTATGGCCAAAAGACAGAGCAGCAAATACGTTATAAGCACAACACTGACGATGTGCGGTTTGATATTGATACTTTAAATTTACGAACGCAGATTAGAGGGTTTGGAGGTACAGACGATGACGACAGGGAATATTTTTCGCCTATCACATACACGTCTCCCGAATCGGCAAAATGGGGTATCAGAATTCAACAGCCAGTGAGAGACGAGCGCTATCAGGTTGCTGCAAACATGCGGGAAAGATTGATTCGTGAGTTACAAGATCAACCATCTATATCAGGTGTTGTAAATCTGAAATGGGCTGTTGAAATCGATAAAGGTGATTTTGTGCCTTTTATCTATGAACCGCTCAACATCAATACCTATATCCAAGTAGTTGGGTATAAAAAATATCCTGCATTGCCTAATAAACCACCTGAGATAGTGCTATCTAACACAAAAAAGACGATGACTAGCATACTTGCAAAATTAATACAAAGGAGGTTGATCTAGTGGGATTTTTTAAATTAGTAACGAATCGTATTGGCTTGGAATGGAAAAAAGCATTTAACCATAACGTTGATCAAACAGAGCGAGAGATAAACCGCCTCGATCAAAAAGATAAATACCTTGAAGCAAGATTTAGTAACACCGTGCTAAAATCAGGCGGCAACTCACCGAATGAGGTGATCGACGCACGTGTCAACTGGCGAGGGGATACATTTTTAACGCTACAAGAGCGATTAATCGCCGGAGAGGAATTGTCAGCACTAGAAAGGCAAGAATTAGTATCTAAAATCGAGGATTTAAGCGATGGCTATGATCAGCTACTTGAGGTGATCCGGATGCTTTACGGTGGATCTGGCGGAACCCAAGTGATCTACGTCTCTAAAGATGGTAACGACACAACAGGCGACGGAACGGAACGAAAGCCGTTCTTAACAGTTCAAGCAGCCGTCAACAGCCTACCGCTACTATCGACCACGCGCTTTAATATACGGATTGGAAGCGGGGCATATCTGGAAGATGTTACCGTTCGAGGTTTTAAGGCAGATAATATTGAAATCGTGGCAGAAAATAACTCATCTGTTAGCGCACTAACTGGGAACTTAAGTTGTTTTATTCGATCGATCCAGTTCATTGATTGCA